GGATGCTCTCGCATCCCCTCACAAGCTGATCCAGTGGTAACAATACCACCATTGGAAAGGCTTTTCCTCTGTCGGGAGTATTAGTGATGACCAGAACCAGATACTTTTACAAGTCCAAAACGAACGGGACTTGGAAGAGATATGGCTGGACGTTCGGAATGAACGGGGTAGACTCTGAAAGAAGCACGTGCACCGATGCCCCTGGTAAGGGGTTAGGTGACAACTTGCCATTCGAAGTCTATCACGACTACATGGAAGGTGGCGAAATCAACAATATGGTTCCGAGTAGTGGAAACGATGCGTTCCCATTATTTCAGAACTATACGGCTGACGCCTTTACCTTCGCAGGTAGGCCGCAATTTCCGGAAATCACTTCTTATCCTGGAGAAGAGTCAAGTGCTGCATATGCGGCGCATGCTCTAGCCAGAACTAATCCGAACAAACCCAACGTGGATATTGTTCAAAATGTTCTGGAACTTGGCGATATTCCTCGCACAATAAAAGTCTATGGGGAAACCCTCATAGAAAAATTGGCGGAGAATTACCTTCGATATCAATTCGGCATTAAACCGATTGTTAAAGATATCTCGAGGCTCATCAATTTTACCGAGTTAGTTAATAGAAAACTCGATATTTTGAAGAAGCTTCAAGATGCCAAGGGCTACAGGAAGACCGTCACGCTTGACAAATTGTCAGCTTCGCAGACTAATACGAATATAATTCTGCAAAGCGAGGGTGCCTACTTCGTAGACACTTTTGAGACAATTGGTAGAAGGAGTATCAGAGGCCACGTCAGGTGGTTACCTGTCGGGGATTTCTCGAAATACTCTCAAGCGGAAATGTCTGCTTTAGCTAAGAGGGCCGTTTTAGGCCTTGAGGCTAACCTTTCCGGAATTTGGGAAGGTATACCTTGGTCTTGGCTAATAGACTGGTATACAAACGTAGGAGATCTGCTTATGCAGACCCGAAACTTGATACCAGTAACGTGTGATAGTTTAACTATCATCCGTCAGACAGAGTCGGTATCTACTACTCATCGAATTGAGGGCGGTGGACTCGGGATTAACCCGGGTACAGTGCGCAAAATTCGTAAGGAGAGATATCCGGCTTCGGCCACTCTCGATGCTCACCTGCCGTTGCTTACGGCAGATCAAATGGGCATACTTGCTTCGTTACTCGTGATGAAGCATAAGTATGTTTCACCACGATAACTTTGCACAATTTTGTGTGAAGCAAGTAAGGAGTAGAACCATGTTCGCAGATCCTGCGGTTGTCACCATCAATGCGGTGGCTAAGAACCTCGTTCGTATCAACCAAGATAAGTATTCATCCGAATACTGTCTCCGGACTGCTACGGAAGAGTTCCGCCTCAACATTCGGAACACATTTTATACGGATAAGAAACGTGGAGTGGTGATTGATCGCCACAACGCGGAACTCATCCATACTGTGTTTCCGGTCGCCCCTGCTACCCTTTCAACGATTCGAAAGGTGTACAGCGTCATCGAGAATCAGCGGGGTGATACCCTCACTGACCCTCGCAACGTTGCGCTGGGGTTGTTTGCCTACTTGACTTCGGCAAACATCGACAAATTGATGAACTTCGAATCGTAGACTTAACTGTCTATGAAAGCAATTCGAAGGGTCATTGCAGGAGCTGTGGCTTGGATCGGACACCCTAGAATAAGGATCTCTGATGAAAAGCCAAGTAAATGCTCTACTCCATGTCGCAAGCGGTATCCTTACGGATACAAGCTTGGCATACCCGGAGCTAAAGGATAGTCTATCCAAAGATTTGGATCGGCTCACCCTTTGCTGTCAATCTAGAGATCTAGCTGTTTTCACGCTAGATCTCCCCCACCTAGAGTCTCTCTTGTTGAGAGGTCTCGAGGAGGGGCGCCTATCCCTTGAGGGCCCGTTATCTAAACGGGTTTCTCATAGGACCAAGGTGCCGAAATTATTTTCGGGACTTTGGTTGCGCATTTTTGACAGAGACTCCTGTTTAAAGCGTGAGGCAGATGTCAATGCTTTATTCTTTTTACGTTCACTTTTAGTGATCGGCAAAAGAATTGAAGTGGTATGCTCAGACGATCGCATTCAAGCGAAAGTAGGTGAATACCATGACATCGAACGAAGGCTACGACTTCCTAGCTTCCGCTGGGAAGATGATATCCTTCATCTCACTCGCGATGAGGAACTTCCAGATAAAGGAAGAATCCCTAATCGCACAATTCACGATAGTTCTTATCGTGATCTGTTTGAGTATCGTGATTATCCAGAAGATCTTTCCGACAACTTATCGGAGAGAACTTTTGGAGAAAGCGACACTCGAACAGAGAGTGAGACTCGGCGGTTACCTTATGATCTTATGTCTGTGCATCTTGCTCAGGCAATGGATCATGCTTACCCTACTCTGTTTCCGCATGGTAGTCTTTTCTTCAACGAAGAACTGACTGCCAATGAGACTCAAAGAAGGAAAAGCGATTTCCGCCTCCTCAGTAAGATTCAGCAAGTTGCTGATCTTATCTTCAGTACCTTTGACACTTTCGACCCCATCGCTTTCAGCGAATGGTTGGAAGAACGTGGCTTGGGTATTGGCTTTAAACATGGCCCTGGTGCTGTTGCGGAAAGGCTTAAGATGCATGAGAAATCATGCTTCCCAAACTGGCCGCAAAAGCTTCAGAACACATTTCCATGGGAGACATGCGGGAAATCCGCAGGTTCCGACATGGAACGGCCTCCTCTTCACGAGGTGGCTTCTCGACTGATTTGTGTGCCAAAGACCGCTAAAGGTCCTAGGCTTATTGCAGCAGAGCCAACATCACATCAGTGGTGTCAGCAATTACTGCTCAGGTTCTTGTTTGATCAGTGTCGTACACACTTCGGTGTGCACTTCATTGACTTCAAGGACCAAAACAAGTCAGGCGATATGGTTCTGCAAGCATCCCTTGATAGGGAACTAGCAACTGTTGATTTGTCAGATGCTAGCGACCGACTTACGTGTTGGACCGTGGAACGGATCTTTAGGACAAATGCGTCCTTAGTTTCCGCTCTGCACGCCGCACGTACGAGGTACATCAGAGACGAAATTTCTGATGTTCCGAGCTTCCTGTCATTACGGAAGTTCGCCTCGCAAGGTACAGCTACGACGTTCCCAGTTATGTCCCTTGTAATGCTATGTATCGCCTTGGGTTCAACCCTTGACCATACAGATCGCGTTACTTGGGCCAGAATGAAGGAACTTCGAACCAAGGTTCGTGTGTTTGGAGATGATATTATTCTCCCTACATACGGGTATGAGCGACTCGTGCGTGCCATGGATCTCTTACAGTTGAAAGTGAATACAGCCAAAAGCTATATTCACGGACACTTTAGAGAATCCTGTGGAACGGATGGTTTCAGGGGATATAATGTTACCCCTGTTAAGCCACGTACACTTGTCGCCGACAGCCCGGCTTCGTGTCAGGCTGTAGTAGATACATCCAATAACCTCTTTAATAAAGGACTATGGTATGCATCAAGAACAGCCGATGACCAACTTCCTATTTCGGTACGAAAGTACCTCAGGATTGTGGGTCCAAACGAAGCTGGGTTCTCAGGCCTCACGTCCTATGTTGGAAGCGATGAATCTCATCTTATACAAAGATGGAATTCTCGCTTACATAGGAACGAAGTCAGAGTTTGGTCAATACGATCAAAAACTGAAAGGTCTGAGAGAGACGGATTCGACGGGCTTCTGGACTTCTTTGCCAGAAGCTACGATTCTCGCAACCCTAGGGTTGTTTCTGAATCCGTCGACCGTCGGAGAACGATCTCTCGTTCTCTATGGGAGCCCCAGAACACTGATGCTCGCGTACCTCTTAGATCTCACATGCGTTCCAGACGTGCTAAGATCAACAATCCAAAAGATTGACGATCTTATCGCAACTGGCCAACCTTTTCTTATGGATACTAACCGTAAGAAACAGATTGGTGCATGTGAGGACTTGGAGATCTACGCTAATGAGCTTCAGGACTCTTTATCTGATATCGTAGCTTGGTGTAATTACACCGACCGATTCCCTGATATCGCAAAAGTGGAC